ATTACGCTCACGCATCTCATCATCGTTGTTCTCGCCGCCGTTGCTGCCTGGTTTGGAGGTAAATTCCTCTTCCGCAAGGACACCGAACGCGAAGACCGTCGCCGGGCCGCCGGCCAACTGGCTGCAAAACTCACCGAGTTGGGCTTCAAGGACCTACCCGAATTCTTCATCGACTATTCGATCGGTGACTATTCCCGCATGGCTCACAGGCTCAGTGGGATCGCTCAAAAAATGATGGGCGGCGAAAAAGTAGTCCTTGCCGAACTGGACGATGTGTTTATCAAGCTGCTCTCGATCAAGCTCAACAGTCCGGAAGGTCGACACTTTGTCCAAACGAAACTCGTCGAGATGGAGAAACTGCTCGCGCCCCCTGTGCCAGCGCCGCCGGCTCCCGAGGCCCCGGTCGATCCCACAGTCTAGGAGGTGACTCATGCGTGCATTCCTTCTACTGCTTCTGATCCCAGTGATACTCTGCCAGGCTAGCTGCGAAGTGGTCAATTCTGACCACGCCCGCAAACCTCTAACGGAGGCCACGGCACCAGCAAACATTGAGGTGCTTGCCTTCACGGCCAAGTGGTGCCCCGCCTGTCAACGTGACAAGCCTCGACTTGAGGAGTTACGCCGGCAAGGGGTGAACCTCACTGAGATTGATGCGGACGAGCATCCTGAGTTGATTAGGAAGCATCGGATCAAGCAACTGCCCACCTATATCGTTCTTGAAGACGGGGTGGAAGTCGAGCGAACCGGTGACATCATTCTGATTATCAGCATCGTCTCGGCCATTCTGAAAATCGTGATACCGCTCCTCTTTCCTCTACTCTGAGCGGCCACCACTCATCTCAATCGGGCCTTGGTTCGCCAAGGCCCGATTCTTTGATGCTCTTCAAATTCATTTTAATGGATTCGCCCGGATTCAAATTTTGGGCCATTTATTTTAAGAGCATCCAAGAATCGGACAACTGATCCCCTTCAACGAGGTATACCATGAAACTGCGAGTTCCCAAGCATCCCGATGGTCTCCGTGTAACGATTGAAGTCGTCGGCCCTGATGTGCTGAAGCAGATCAAAGTCAGTCCGGAGATCGAAGAGATCGACTACGATTTCGGCGTCGATGACCGAGATTTGACAGTCAAAGCCTGGTTCGTCTCGAACGCTGGTGAGCCTGTCGGCGAGGAGATCGTGCTGAAGGAAGCAGGAAACGATCATCGCAAACTCTCTGACATTATTGCCATCCGTGACATCCCGGAACTCGAACTCGACGACATCCCCGAAGTTCAAACCGTCCGGTTCGCAGAGGAAGGCGAACTTGTCGACGTGGACACGGGACTCGAACCGGCCGTCGAACTCGAACCGCCTGTCGAACTCGAACCAGCCGTCGAACTCGAACCGCCCGTCGAACTTGAACCGGCCGTCGAAGGTGAATCGCACTGTGGCCCTGGCATCTTACTGGAGGACGACGATGAAGACAACGACGCTCTGGAAGCTCCTGTGGAGGATAGTGATGAGGAAGCTGAAGCGGATGATGAGGAATAGATGATATGTTCATGTGCTGAACTCGCAGCACCTGTTCTGGTTCTTGATGCGAGGTCAACATGAATTTGCTCTCTGAGATGACATTGTCGATAGCGGACGGTCTACAAAGCCGCTCTCTGACCAACTGTCTCCGGTGGGCAGCCAAGCGGAGAATAATGACAGGCGATTTTGCCGGCCCCTATTCCGCGAAGCATCATCCCTGGGTCAAGGAGATGCACAACTCGAAGGCACCCTTCAATTATGCGATGAAGGGTGCTCAGTTGGGTGTCACCGAGATTCTCATCAACCTGGCGTTCTACACACTGGACCAGTTGCACCGCGATGTGCTCTATGTCTTGCCGACGACGAAGAACTCCAGCGATTTCTCCAAGTCACGTTTCAGCCCTGCTCTGAAGAATAGCCCCTACCTTGCCTCGCTCTTCACGGACATCAACTCGATTGAATTGAAGCAGGCCGGTAGTAACACGCTCTACATCCGTGGTTCGCGTGGTGACAGCAACCTGAAGTCGATCCCCGTCTCTGTCCTTCTGATGGACGAAGTGGATGAGATGAGCCAACGTGCCATCTCTCTAGCGTTGGAACGGCTCTCAGGATCGCTCTTCAAGTCCGTGTGGGGTATTTCCACTCCTACGGTCCCCAACTTTGGTATCGATAAGCTTTACCGAAGCTCAACACAAGAGCATTTTACTTTCAAGTGCCCTTGCTGTGGTCGCCATACTGAGTTGGTGTGGCCAGATTGTATCGAGATCATCGGCGAGCACGTCAGTGATCCGCGTTGCCATGATTCCTTCTTGAAGTGCAAGGAGTGCGGCGGACGCCTGGAACACCAAGCAAAACCAGAGTTCCTCAAGGATGCAATTTGGAATCCCACCAATCCTGGCAACCCAGACATTCGTGGCTTTGCGATTTCGCAGTTGTACTCATTCACCGTAACACCCGGTGAGATTGCCGTTGCCCACTTCAAAGGGTTTGGCGACGAGGCATCTAATGTTGAGTTCCACAACTCAAAGCTTGGCCTGCCCTACATTGGTGACGGGGCCAAGGTAATTGACGACGACGTGGAAGCCTGCATCCGTAGCCACACGAAGGACAGCCCTCGACCCATCATTGGTGGTGAACGACTCATCACGCTTGGTTGTGACCAAGGGAAATGGAATTATGTGGAAGTCACGGAATGGACCTTCGACCAATTGTCTACGGACTTGAATGCATCTGCTACCGCAAAAGTCTTGTACGAGACAAAATTCCATGAGGAAGATTGGAATCTCCTTGACGATCTAATGCGAGAGTGGCAAATTCTTGCATGTGTGATTGACGCCGATCCACAAATTATGGAAGCCAGGCGTTTTGCAAGAAGGTTCCCGGGCTATGTGCATTTGTGCAGATTCCGTAGAGGTGTCACTGCAAGAGAGATTTCTGTCACGGACGATGGAGACTACGCCCCGATTGCAACGGTCGATCGAACTTCTTGGATGAGTGCCGCCCTAGGGCGATTCCAAAAGCCACGAAATATCATACTCCCTTGTGATGTTTCACACGACTACCGTGAGCACATCAAATCCCCTGTTAGAACCTACGTCAGGGATGAAACAGGGAACCCAAGAGCGACCTTCGTCAGCACTGGTGCCGACCACTTTGCTCTCGCCCGTACCTATTCTGAGATCGCCCTGCCGTTTGCGGCAAGTATTTCCAGCGGTCAAGACATACAAAAGTTTCTTTAGAGGTGCATAATGGCCGAGAAGAAAGTCATCGAATTCCGCCTCCCCAACTACCTGACTACCTATACGGATTGGGAGAAGTGGCGATTGGTTTACGAGGGAGGCCCACGCTTCAGAGAGCGATACCTCCAAGAATTCAGCCAACGAGAAAACCCTAATGAGTTCGCGGAGCGAAAGAAGATCACCCCGGTCCCGAGCTTTGCCAAGGCGGCCATCAATGATATCCGCAACTCGATCTTCCAACGCATGGTTGACATCGTCCGAAAAGAAGGCAGCCCGTCGTATCATCGCGCGGTAGCCGGCCTCGACATGGGTGTTGATCGACGTGGTTCCAGCATGAATGCTTTCATCGGCCGAAAGGTCCTGGATGATTTGCTGGTGATGGGTAAGGTTGGCGTGTTTGTTGACGCCCCTCCCGTGGCAGGCAACACACTGGCCGACGTAGGCGAGTTCCGCCCCTATCTGTATGTCTACAAGATGGAGAAGATTCTCTCTTACGCTTGCACGAGTCCCGAGGAGCCAAGCGAGTTTTCGTCTCTCCTCTTGGAAGACACAGTGCTCAGCTACGACCACACCACAGGTCTCCCGAACAAAGAGGAAAAGCGTTTTCGCCATCTCTGGATCGGTGACAACGGTAGAGTCAATGTTCAATTCTACGATGCGTCTGGTAGTCCTACCGATCGTGAGGGCCAAGCTAGTGGTCCGATGGAAATGGAATTGACCCGCATCCCTTTCATCCTCCTGGACATTGGTGATAGTCTCCTTCTGGATGTGTGCGAGTACCAAATCTCGTTGTTGAACCTGGTGTCCAGCGACGTGAATTACGTACTCAAAGCCAACTTCCCCTTTTATGTTGAACAGAAGGACATACGCGCCGTTGGTGCGCACCTCAAGAGTGGTGTCAATCCCGAGGGGACGGCAACCAGTGGTGGCCAAGGGGCACATGACAAAGAACACCAAGTTGGTGCGACACAAGGTCGCTTCTACAACAAGGACATGGACCGGCCTGGTTTCATTCATCCGTCGAGTGAGCCTCTCAAGGCATCGATCAATCTGCAAGAGAAGTTGGAGAAGGACATTCGCCGCTTGGTCAACCTGGCGGTCCAGACTCTGTCGACTCGCTCGTCGGCTGAGGCCAAGTCCATGGACAACGCTGGCCTGGAAGCTGGTCTTTCGTATATCGGACTGATTTTGGAAGCCGCCGAGCGACAGATCGCCGAACACTGGGCAGCCTACGAAGAGGTCCAGCCAAAACGCCGTACCATCCCGACGATCAAGTACCCGGATCGCTATAGCCTCAAGAGCGATGTAGATCGCATTGAGGAAGCGTCCAAGCTATCTGATGTGATTACGGACACCCCGAGCAACAGTGCTCGGAAGGAACTGTGGAAGACTGTCTGCACGACGCTCTTAGGTGGCAAGGTCAATCCGGACAAGATGGCCGTCATCTACCAGGAGATCGACAAGGCCGACTTCACCACGGCG